CACTCTCCACGATATTGCGCGTCCACATCTCACGGTTTTTCCCGCCGCCACCACCGTCTGGCTCTCGGTAATTAATTTGGGTAATAATCGCAATTCGCGTCCCTCCCAAATTGCTATAAGTAGGCAGACCGCCCCAAGTATCTGGGGAACCAAGCTGGTCATACGGCGCATAGACCTTCGGAGTGATCGTGACAAAACAGGTCGCGGGGTCATAACCTGGAACATCCATGAGAATGTATTCATAGTTAGAACCCTGCCCTCCACCCTTAGCAGCAGGAACTATCATCACGGCCAATTTCTGTAGAGTGAAATCCTCCATACCCAATGTTTTAATGCCATTCGCATCAAATACACTTAAACCAAAGTCCATATCGACACCTCGCCTACAACTTCAACCCAGGGATATAGGTGCAACGGCCGCCATAGGCGACCGCCCACCCTTAACTCCAAAACCACCAGGTCAAAGTCTTAGATTGCCGGTCATTGTCCGGCGTACATCATTGCCGTCATACACAGCAAGGCCGTTGTTATTGAGCAGGATCGAGCCGCCAGTACCATCACCGCGCAGCACGAACGTGCCCGCCTTGACGTTAATCTCCAGCAGTGGGCGCCCCCTGGAGTCAACCGCCTCAGATCGCAGCGTCATGCCCAGGATGATCTCCTGGATAAATGCCTTGTTGATCACCGCCTGGTTGATGAACACCTGGCCACCGCTCACAACGAACGGCGTTATCAGCTGCCCACTGACCTCGTCGACAATCGCGAAGCGCTGTGCAAACGCCAGGATCTCCGATGTTTCCCCGTCACTGCCCAACGCCAGGCCGGCTATTACCTTCTTGCCGTTGGCAATGGTCTGGGCTTTGATCGTCGTCTGGGCCGACACCCTTCCATCGAGATTGACCAATGTTTCACTTACAGCCTGTACGGATGCACTGGTCTCGCCGATGTTCGATTGCAGGGTTTCTGTAGTCCTGGCCAAGGCCTCATTCGCCGAGGCCTGCACCTTCCTCTCGATCTCAAAGTTAGCCGTGGACTCCCAAGCCTTGATTGCCGCAGCCAAGTCACCGGAACCATCATCGCCCCGCACTGAAGCCCGCAGCGCCTCGTTACTGGTCGATTGAGCCGTGATCTTTCCATCAAGATCGGTAACCGTGGCTGCCAAGCTTGACGTGGCGGACGCATTGGCAGCGTCTGCAGCCGTAACTCGGCGTGCCGCGATGTTGCACCACAGCGCCCGACCCACACCATTCGCGACCATAATCCGGGTGACGAATCGAGCAGAAACAGCATTGGCCGGTGCAGTGATACGCCCAGAGAACTGCTTGAACCCCTCGCCGGTTGTGGCTGCAAATGAAAATGCTGTCACGTACCCCAGGTTGACGTTGGCGCTGTTGTAGAACTGCATCTGGAAGTTGCCGGTCTGCCCCGGCGACATCTCATCCCCAGAAATCTCGGCCGTCACATCAAACTGCTCCCCCGCCACAGTCAAGATGTTGAAGTTGATGCCGCAAAAGCTGTTGGCATAGAAGGCAAGCGCCTTGCTAAACGCTGTCGTACTGGATGTGGCGGGCACAACGGTTGTCGCTGGAGCCCCTGTTGAAGTGGTCCAGGGATCTGCCAGGCCATCCTCGAAGTTCCCCCGGATAAGCAGGTTGTCAAGCTGCTGGCCGATAGAAGCCCGAATACTGGTGATCGCCCCACCCTGCGCCGTGATGGTGGTGCCCTGCTGCGTCACGGTGTTGCTCAGAGCGGTGACGGTCGATGCGTCTGCCTTGGTGTTTGCCACTGCCAGCGCGTCGGATGCAGCCTTAGCCGCATCCGTGGCCACCTTGTCGCTAACAGCCACCCAGGCGGACCCGGTCCAGCGTTTCGGCGTGTTTGCGCCTCCGGTGATATCGATCCAAAGGTTTTGCGGCAATTGATCGGCAGCTGCCGGTGCTGCGGCCTGAACAATGACCTTGCCCTTCCCGCCGGCGAGGGTGTTTGCAGCATTGGCGGCGTTCTGGGCAGCGGTGACATTTGTGTTGGTTGTCGTGAGGCTGTTGTTGAGGGCGGTGATGGCAGAACCCTGGCTCGTTACCGTGCCTTCCGTCGCCGTTACTCGATTGGTCAAGCTGTTTACCGCCGACGCGTCTGCCTTGGTTTGCGCGACCGACAAGGCATTGGCAGCTGCCGTCGCTGCATCCGTGGCCACCTTGTCGCTAACAGCCGCCCAGGCGGAACCCGTCCAGCGTTTCGGCGTGTTTGCACCTCCAGTGATATCGATCCAGAGATTCTGCACAAGCTGATCAGCAGCCCCTGGAGCAGCCGCTTGCACCAGCACCTTGCCCTTGCCGCCTGCCAGTGTATTGGCCGCGTTTGCAGCATTTTGCGCAGCAGTGACGTTGCCATTGGTGGTGGTGAGGCTGGTTTGAAGCCCCGTGATTGCCGTGGACTGGGCGGTGTTCACCCCCTCGATGTTGGTGATCTTGGTTTCAGACGTAGTGACACGCGCGGCGAGGCCATTGGCAGTCGTTACAGCTTGCCCCACGTTGAGCCAGTAGTTTGCATCTGGAGGCGCGGCGCCGGCCGGAACATCAGCTTTGGCCTGATACAAAATGCCGTCAGTGAACAGCACGCTTTGACCTGCCGTGTAAGGCTTTTCAGGATCGTAAGCCGCCGAGTCTGCAATATCCGCAATCGCATCAATTTGCGCCTGTAACTGAGTGTCCAGCTCTTTCAAGCGTGCATTCATCGAGCCAGGACCATCCCCCGAGATAAGCTCGATTTCTTCGCGCAAGTCCTGGTACAGGGCTCCCTTGCCGATCTTGTCGGCGAAGTGTTTCTCGTATTCGCTCTGGTCCGAACTGGCCTGGCCATTGACCGCGCCAGGGATCGGGAAGAACGGCCCGACGTTGCCGGTACGGTCCACAAGGCGCGCCCAGAAGAACAGGCTCGCCCCCGCCAGCAGGCTGTGCATTTCGTGCGAGGCCTGCGGGTAGCTGAAGTCGCTCAGCTTGATCGCCGTCGTCAGGTCCGGCGACTCGCTATACCAGACCTCCGTGCGCTGGGTGTCCTCGGCACCTGGTGGAAACCCCCACTGGATGCCGATGCCATAGACGAGGCTGGTGGTGGTCAGGAACGCCACCGCCGGCGGTAGGCCTACCTTTCCTTCCAGGTTGGTCAGGTTTGAGCTCTTCCAAATCGAAGATATCTCGAAGGCGCTCACAGAACGCACCCGAGACAGATAGGCCCCCGAGTAGATGCCCGTAACGTCCACGCTCGTCGAGCCAGTGCGCTGCAGCTTGATCCAGTTGCCGCTGTCCTTGCGCCATTCCACGTCATACGCGACCGCGCCAGAAACGGCGAGCCATGAGATGTTCATGGTACTGATGGCCAGGCCCTGGTCGATCGCGACGTTCGACGTGATGTTGACGCTCGCCGGCGCCGGAACGACGGTGATCGGCACAACGCTTATCGGCCGTTCTTCCAGGCGTGCGCCGGTGTCGATGTGCGCGAACTTGCTCGGGTCGTACTGCACAGCCGAGATTTCAAACACACCAGGCTCCGGCCGCGCCACGCTGACCACGCGATAAAGCGGGATGGCCAGGTCGTCAGCATCCAGCGCCCACACCAGTTCGGGCTCGGGCGCAACGGAGTAGGCAACGGTAACGGTGACCTGCCGGCCGCTGACCAACTGCACGGTGCGCCCCTCGCACTTGCCGTCGGGCAGGTTGAGGATCAGACGGTCACCGGGCTTGGCCTGGGTATCGCGGTCCAGGGTGATGACCTTGCCGTTCACTGCCGAGATACGCCCGCCCACCGGCCGGCCCGCAAGCAGTTCATCAGCGATCGGGATCACGTATCCAGGCAGCGGAATGCGCCCGTCGAGACCAACCTTGAAGGTAGCGGCCCGGTCCTTGGAGTTCGTCAGCAGCGCCCACTTACCGCGGCGCTGGGCCTCGGATTCGCGGGTGCAACCGATCGCACTGATTTCCAGCGGATTGTCGCCGTAGCGCCGCTGCAGCTTCTGGTCGGTCACCGCGGTGACGTCAGTGTCATAGTTGTTCAGCGGATCGTCGTAACTGATCAGCACCCGCGTGTAGCGGGTGCGCTCCGATGCGCTGGAGTAAGTGAACTTGCCGTCGATGACGTTCGCCCGGGTGTAGGCAAAGTCGAAGTCAGTGGCACGCGGCATATCCGCCAGGGTAAAGACCTGACCCTGGGCCCAGTAGGTCATGGCCCGGTAAATCGCAGAGATGTCGCGCAGCAGTGACCACGCGTCGGCCTTGCTCTGCAGGTTCAGGTTGCAAATGAATCGCGGCTCCTGGCCACCCTTCCCGTCCGGCACCAACTGATCCGCGTACTGCGAGATGCGGTAGAGCTCCCACTTGTCCACCATCCACGGCTTGATGCGTCGCCCCAGGCCAAAGCGGTCGACCGTAGTAATTCCGTAAGTAGCCCAGACCGGGTTGTTGGTGTAGGCCTCTTTGAGCGTACCGTCCCATATGCCGTTGTATGTCCGCGACACTGGGTCGTAGTTGCTTGGTACCTGCCATTTACGAGCCTTGCAGCCAACGGTCACCGCGGGAATGCTGCGGAACTGCTCGGCCGAGAACTCGATGTAGAGCAGCGCGGTGTTGGGATAGCGGATCTTGGCGTCGATCACCTCCGTGAAGCCCGCTATCTGCATGATGTCGGAGAACTTGCCCGGACTGTTCTGATTGACGGTCAGTCGCGTTATCCGCATCAGCCAGCCGCTGGTTGCCTTGGGCAAATCGATACGTCGGGTTCGCTCGTACAGGTTGGTTGTCTTGCCGTCGACCGCATCGCTCAGGACTTCCTGATAGGCCCCGCCATCGGTGGCCAGCTCGACCTTGTACTGGATCCGGTAACCATTAATGTTGTTGTTCGCATCCACGGACTGTAGCGCCGGCCAGGCGAAGCGTACTCGCACAGCAGAAAGCTGAGTATTACTGATCGCCCGGACCCACGGTGTGCCACTTCGTAGTTCGGTGCTGATGGTGGTTTCGTTCTCGATCGAGGGGATGCCCTGGATATAGGTCTGATCCACCGCCCCGGTGCGCCACTCCCACTTCACGTTCGGGAAGTTCATGTTGCCCTGGGGGTCTTGCAGCGGAGTGTTGTCGAGGTAGATGTCGCGCGCGGTGGGCGTGCCTTCGAACTCACCCTCCCCGATGGCAATCAGCATCTTGGCGATGGCAACAGAGCGCAGGCTATCCGGGGCTTCCGTTGGCATTTTCGGCTTTTTTTCGCCGCCCTTGGCGCCGTAAATATCAATCTTGCGTGCTGCGCCCATGCTTTTCTCCAGGCAATAAAAAACCGCCTCGGGGGCGGCTGCGGTGCTGCGGGTGACGGCTACATCTGGTCTTCGGCGTAGATGGCGGCACTGATGATTGCACCACCCCAGCGGCGTTCGCCGATGCACAGCGGGACCGGGTTGCCGGATGCCGTAGTGTTCTTGGCGCTGCCAAAGGCATAGCCTGGGGTGTTCTCGGGCGCGGCGCTGGTTTTCAGTCCGCCGGCCTGGGGGCTGAGCATTTGAATAACGCCGCCCAGCACCATCGAGCCGCCCATCATGATCAGGGCCGAGCCAAAAGGCGCGCCTGCGCCGAAGGTGCCACCGGTAATGACAAGGCCTACGACAATCAACACTGCTCCGATGATGGTCTGCAGCGCTCCGCCTCGCTTGCTGCCGGTGATGACCGGCGCAATACGAATATCACCTTCGCCCGAAAAGCCAATCTCCTTCTCCGCCAGGTTGGTCTTCCCTCGAAAGACAGCGAACTCAACGCCTCGCGACTTGGCATTCGAAAGGAAGCGTTCAAACCCTGGAAGCTGCACGCAAAGAGCCTTGATTGCTTCAGCGGGCGTCCTCACGGCCATACGGAAGGACCTGCCAAACTGGCGAAGTTGGCCATAGAGAAGGATCGTCGTCATGGGCTGATAGTTGATGGCAAGTGCCGCCATGTGCTTTTCTCCAGATAATAAAAAGGCCCGCCGAAGCGAGCCTTGAAAAGGTTGTTGTGCTGCTACAGGCAGCCTTGCAGTGCGGTCAGCCTTTTATTGGCGATCCAGTTACCAACCACCACGTAATACTTCGCTTCAGACCCCGCGCCTTTCGGCTGAATATCAACGAAATACTGCGAGCCTTCAGTGAATACCGTGTATCCAGCATCTCGTCCTGGCTGCAGCGTTGCACCAGGAGTGCCGCCGAAGATCGGCTGATTCTGCCATTCGTAGTGAACGCACTTGGCCAGCGCCGCGTCGGTTTTCTTCGAAATCAACACTTTGTAAGGACCATCCTGACGCGCCTCATTCATCGTCGGCGCCATACACCCCGCCAGCATCGCCACCAATACCGCCGCTATCAAAATCCGCATGTCGTTCCCTCTTTGGTTTGGCGGGACTCTAGCACTGAGGGGAGGATGCAAAAAGCCCAGCATCTCTGCTGGGCTTTGAGTATCTAGGCAACGATCCAATTGTCATTGGCGCACGCTGTAGAATATGCCTTTCGCTCTTGTTCAGTTAAATCCGCCAGACTTCTCATGAAGGTTGCGTCCTTCATTTTCTCATGTCCAGGATCAAGGATCGTCACAAGCAAAAATGGTTGTAAATGGAAATCGCCAAGCATCGTGTAAACAAGGATCCGATCAGAGGTGAATCGATCTTGATCAGCCCCGCGCTCCGCTAGCTTGTCCCATCGGCTGGTGACAAGAGACGTTTCCATATGAACGTGCCAAAGCTCTTGGTCGACCACGGGTTTAGGCTTGATGAACGGGACGTCTTTACCAAAAAATTCGCCGAGATACGTCTGCCCTGCCTTGTACAGCTTAAATTCAGAAGCTAGTGCCAGAGAGGATTCCGTTCCCAAGTCAACTTTTAGAGACGTCGAAATGACGACTGGCCTCATTCCTTCTCTTGCTTACGCCCCATGGCGACCAAACGAGCATGGCCACGCTCAGCTGCTAGGGTCAAAACTGCGTCGTTCAGCAATTCTGGACGGGGTCTACGCTCACTACGTGGGCGTGTTTTCATCAGGTTATCCACCAAATCGCAATTAATGATTACGAATCGACCGAGGACCGGCCGGTTGGGAAGCAAAAAGTCATGCCAGAGTGAATGTACAAACACAAACGCACACCTTGCGCTTGGTCCGCTGCAAATCACTTGGGATCATTAAAACTCATATCTAGGTAGATGTCAGCTAGAAATTTAGCTGAAACAACTTAGCACTGACAAGTCGTCGCTTTATGACTATTTACCTCAAGCCAGTTCCGCTTTCGCACCGTTTAAGAAACCCAGATCAAACCATAGCCTAACTGATTGCAGACTGTCCAGGCATCCAGCGTGGATGGAATGCCAGTAACCGGGACGAGGATCTCCGTAGTAGCTTTGTGCCTCCTACAAGGCCATTCGAGGGAATGAACATGGCACAGGTAACCCCAGAAAGCGCAATGCATATTACGAAAGTCGGGAACACGCTTCTGGGCGGAGCTCCTGAATGGAACAACGCCTACGGAATCGGAGCTACGGTACCCGCTTCTGGCATATACCGATGCACAGGTTGCGGTGACGAGATTACTTCCAACAAAGACGACAAATTCCCACCTCAAAACCGGCACCAGCACGTCAACCAGGCGGTTCCCGTGCAGTGGCAGTTGATCGTCAAAACTCAAACGAAAGCGTAAAGGATTTCCCAGTCCTTCGCCTGCAAGCCCAAGGACTGGGGTTGCACCAATATCGGCGCGTTTATGACCTGGAGGTCAAATGAGCAACGACGACTACGCGCAAAGCAAAAAAGATTGGATCTATACATGGGGAGTAGTGCGCGACGAGCCCAACATCATGGTTGGAGCATTCCCAACCAAAGCTGCTGCAGCAGCCAGAGCGCAGACCATGGGAGAGGGTTACAAGGTCAGCTACATCTTCCACCTGCCTGGCACTGATGAATTCTTGAGAGAGGACGAGCCGCGCAGCTGATTTTTCCAGGTCAGATCGCCGTAAAAGTGATCTGACCGAACTCTGTCAGAAGCTCAGCCTTCAGCCCTGGCTTTCCTTTGTACTCTCGGCGATAAACACTTTCGCCAGGGCCCACCTTGCCAGAAAGTCTGATCTGATCGATTTCGAGCGAGCCATCCAAAATGGAAACTACGGCCTCGGCGCCGCTTACCCCTTCTCTCGAAACGGTAAACAGATCTCTAAGTGTCAGCGTATAGCTTTGGCTGTCTTGCATATTCCATCCCTGCGGCCATGCCGCTTCATGTTGGTTGTTTTGCTTCTTTTTGCCTGAGGATCAGGCGTGTCCGGTCATGCCATGGCCCGCCGTAGACGATGATCTCGGACGGCCTGCCGTATAGGTGGTGCAGCAAAAAGGGGCCAGGCCCGAAGGTGCCCGACTCTTCCTCTGGTAGCGCCGGATCGGTACCCAGGTAAATGCCGGCATGGTTCGGGTGAACCGTGCGCCCGACCTGCATAACGATCATGTCGCCGCGCTGAGGGCTGTCTACGCGCACGAAGCCTGCCTCCTCGTAGTTCGCCTCGTACAAGCTGGTGTTGTCGGCGCCCTCCCACCATCCATCGGCGCGCTGGAAGGTGTCGAACGCCAAACCCCATTCGCGCTGGTACCAGTCAGCGCAGACCTGCCAGCAGTCCCAGGCGCCGTGCACGAACGGACGCTTGAGCAACGGCGTACGGCCGGTCGGTGTGATCGTGCGGAGGTCGCCCTCGGGCCAGCTCAGGATGTGCCAGGGCAATGCCGTGGCCTCGCACATGGCAAGGTCATGCGGCGACGGCCTGCTGGTGGCGTCCGGGTGTGAATGAACGATGCCGATCACCTCGCCCAGGTCTTCGGCCGCAGCATAGTCCTCGGGATCGAGCCGGAACTCTTCGTTCGGCTCCATTGCGATGTTCCGGCACGGGTAATACTTCTGCTTGCGCCCGGTGGCGAGCAGCAGGCCGCAACATTCTTTCGGATACTGGGCCGCCGCGTGCGCCTGGATAGCCGCAATGATGTGCTTGCGCATGGTCAGCTCCGGGCAATCAGGGAAACGGCGGGGAATCCACCGAAGGACAGTTCGTTGTTCTCGCCGAAGCGCAGCTTGCAGGACGACAGACAGCCTTTGCACTGATCCTTGGCCGGGTCATCCGTGGGGTTGTCCTCGTCGTCGAACATCGCCGCGCCGGTGTAGCCACAGTCTGGCCCGCGGTAGCCGTTGGTCATGGCCCAGTGGCAGAACGTTGTCATCTGGCGCCCGGGCAGACCGTGGTTGTCGATCTCGCCAGGGGAGGACAGCTCCCAGACCACGGCCTCGCCGTCCTCACTGGTTTTCTGGTCGATGTACCAGATCTCCAGCGCTTCCTGAGTTGGGTCAGCAGTTGGGTTTCCCTCGGGGAAGTTCGCTGCATCCAGGTACTTGGCCAGCGTCTCGCGAACCGTCAGCTTGAACTTCAGCAGGTCCTCGAAGGCGAGACAAAGCGCGGTGACCCGCCCGTTAACGTTGCCGGAGGCGAAAGTCGGCCGAGAAGCGGTGCCGTCGCTGCTCGAGGAGATACCCTCAATCTGCACCGGCCAGGCCGCGTACTCCTCGCCCTGCCACCAAATCGACTTGGCCGGGAGCTCCTCATCGGAATGCTCGTAGGCCAGCAGTTCTTCGGGTGTATGCGGAATAGCGTGCCCGTGAAAGCGCAGGTAATCCGCGCCGTACTCAGTCCCGTCAATTTCAAACAGGCGAATTTCGCCGCCGGGCTCCAGTTTCTGGATGTCCGTGATCAGTGCCATGGGCGGTTATCTCAGGGGTGAAAGGTTTGCTGAAAGGTGGCGGTGATGGCATAGACCTGGCCGCCGCGGTGCACGGGCTTATAACCGTTGCATTTGTAGAGGCCAAGCTCCCCGAGGGGCGGCGTCCAGAGGAACGCCTTTGCCCCCTTGTGCCGATCAAGGAACGCCTTGATCAACATCACCCGAGGCTTGGCGCCAGTGAAGACGAGCGGCCAGGACTGGGACTGGTTGTTAAGACCGTCCTCGACCGACTGCTCGTATCCGTACCCGAACTGCTTGGTGCGGACGCGCTGGGTAACATCCCCTTCCGCGCCCTTCTCCGTCGCCCAGGTGAATCGTTCGATTGCCATACTTCACCCTCTTGCGTTTTGGCGGCTCACACCATTTTGGCGCCAAGACTTGGCGATCTCTTCTTTCGCGACGCTGCGCATGCGCTCCTGCATGTTTCGCTGGAAGAGTTCTGTATCAAGTTTGTCGCCATCCGACTTGCCTGACTCTTCATCCGTCATGACCATAATCGGCATGGTGAGGCTAACCGAAGTCCCACCGCCGCCCCCGCGACCAGTCAATGCGGACATCCCAGGCCCGCCTCCCGTAGCAAGCGGCGTGACACTCCCGCCATTTGCACCCGTCATCAGGTACGACTTCCCACCCTCGCTGTAGAGCTCTGGACCGAGCTCGTTCACCTGGTACAGAGAGTTCGGCTCAACGGGGCCGCCAGTTGCCCTGAAGCCACTGAGATAGGTACCTGAATAACCGGCCGAGGACGCGCCGAGGTTTGACGATGTGGCACCAGCAGACCCAGCTGCCAGCCCATTGCCTCCACCCGCGGCGCTGCCGCCCAAGTAGCTGGCCGCTGCCCCCACCAAACTACCCAACAATGCCGAACTGGCCTGACGCGTAGCAATGCGCGCCATGTCCGCCAGAATCGACTTGGTGAAGTCCGCAAAGGAAAGCTTCCCAGTCATGGCGAAGTTGACGATCGAGTCCTCCATGGAGCTGAAGGCATTACCGAACAGGCTTTTTGTCTGTCCGGCAATGTTGCGCGCCGAATCCAGGTAGTTGTCCCACGCCGCAGTCGCGCCCTTGGTCCAATCGCCCTGGGCATTCTCCACATCCGCATAGTTCTGCCGGATCTGGTCGGTAGCGGCCTTGTTCGCGTCTGCGAGTGCCTGCGACTTCCGCTTAAACTCTTCCTCCGACATGTTGCGCGATGGGTCGGACTTCTGGTTGGCAAGCTCCAGCGACTGCTGAGCAAACCGGTCCTGCTGGCTGTTCAACTCGCCGCTCAGCGCGTTCTGGCGATCACCCTGCCCCACGCCGAGCACTGCGCGCTGACCTGCAAGCTCCAAGGCCCTCTGTTGCTGCCCCAGTGCCTGCACGTACGAGCTGATCGCCCGCTCCTGCTTGGCGAGTCGCCCGGCCTCATTGGTAGCCAGCACCTCTAGCTGGCTGTCGGCGTCCTTCTGCGCCTTTACCATCCCTGCTCGCGCGACTGCGATCTTCTGGTCCAGCTGGATGCTCTGCGCAGCCGACGTTGTCTTCTTGCCCTTGGCGGCTTCCAACGCCGCAATCTCGGCCTCGTACGCTGCCGTGGTCTGGTCGAGCTGATTGCCGATCAGCGCCTGGCGCCGCAGCAGGTAATCAGCCTCTGAAAGCAGGCCGCCCTTCTGCGCCGCGTCCAGTTCCTTCTGGTAGTTTTTGTAGGTGTCGGTGATGGCAGCCAGGTCGTTCTTGGCGCTGTTGAAGCTGCTCAGGTCGACCTGGGTGCCGGGCGCTTTGGGGTCTTTCAACTTGGCGTTGATGTTCGCAATGTTCTTATCGACAACGTCCTGCTGTAGGCGCGGATCGTTTGGCGAAACCTTGCGGATATCAGCCAGTTGCTGCTTGTAGTCCTCAAGCTCTTTGGTCCGCTTTTGCTCATTGGTCAACGACGACTTGGTCAGCGCGTCAACTTTGGTCATGGCAGTAACGGCCGCACCCTGTGCCTTGGCCTGCTCGCCCTCCCACTTGGCGATATCTTCCTGGGCGGCTTTCTCATCTTCCAGCATGTTCAGGCGGTTTTGCCGGAACTCGATCAAGGCATCCTTGGACTTTTGGTTTTGGAATAGGCCATCCATGCCCTGGGCTTCAGCCAATCCAGCGCGGGCATTTTCGATGTCCGCGTTGATATCTCGGCGGCCGGCATTTTTGAGGCCATCGGCTGCCTGAGCAACCGCGTTATAAGCCCTCTCCCAAAAACTGAGGTTCTCCAGGATCTTCGGTGTACGCTCATTGATGGCATCGGCGTACTGCTCTGTGGCCAGCTTCACCGCGCCGGCGTGATCGCCTTGCTCTTCCAGTGCCGCGATCTGCGAGTAAACCGAGGCTGTCAGGTAGTGGTATTGATCATTCAGCGCGGCAGACGCCTTGACCGGGTCGTCGGCCAGCTTCACGAACTCGGCGACCGTCTCGCTCACCGCCTTGCCGGTGGCTTCCTGCATCGAAACGGCAGCCTGGGTGATGCCGGTGAAGCTCTCGCCGGCGATCTTTCCGTTACCAGCCAGCAGGGCCAAAACTTCGGCGGCCTGCCCGGTCGTGCCGACAGTGGCACTCACCTGCCGGGCCATATCGCCAAGCTGCCCAGCACTGATGCCGGCGTAGTTACCGGTGAGGATCAGTGATTTGTTGTAGCGGTCCTGCTCCTCACTACCTTTGTAGTAGGCAACAGCTAGGCCGCCAACGGCTGCTGTGGCCAGGGCCAGCGGCCCCAGAATGGCAAGCAACCCCGCTGCACCCGCCCCGGCGCCCGCGCCCAACTGAGCCACGGCGCGTACGCCGCTACCCCAGTCGCCAGACGACAGCGCGTTACCCAGCTGGACGACGTTTTCCTGAGCCTGACGGGTGCCGAGACGTAGCTTGTCAAATCCAGTGGTGGTCTTTTCGAGCTTGGCGTAGTCCTTGTCAATCTTGCCCAGGGCACTGTTGTACTGATCCTGGCTGATGCGCCCCTCGTCCAGGTGCTTACCAAGCTGCTCGACCTGAGTGTCCAGCTTCGCCAGTGCGGCGCGGGCCGGGTCGATTGCGCCCAGCAGGCTGTTCAGGGCCTTCTGTTCGTCCAAGGCAGACTTGGCCAGAGCCACCTGCTGCTTGTCGAGCTGCGCGGAGATCTTCGCCGCCTCGGCCTCGCCATAGGCGCCGGTCTTGGTCAGCTTGGCAAGAGCCTCACGCTGCTTTGCCAGGTCCTGGGTAGTCTTGGCGCTGGTGGAAAGCGACTTCTCCAGGGCCTGCATTTCGTTCATCAGCGAAACAGCGGACTGCTCGGCCCGGCCGCCGGCCTTCGCCATTTCATCTAGGCTCGTTTTTGCCTGGATTGCATCGGCCGAGTCGATCTTGACGCCGAGTTCTGCAATGTTCATCGACTCACCTTGAATAAGTGCCCGTGGCTACGGGCTGTTTTCCCTTTCCTCCGCCATGACGCGAAGGGCTTCGCCTTCCAGGACTTGAAGGTCAGGGAAGATTTCAGCGAGCTTCTTTTTCTTGATGCCGAGGAACCCGGCCACGTCGCGGATGCAGTTGTAGTCGAGGCCGATCGCGCCGCCGGCGCCTGCTCGCCACTGGGTGGACATGCGGTTGAAAAGGAGGAAGGCAGGCCAGTTACAGGGCCAGACCTCCACCTCCTCAACCAGATCTCCCGGGGCAAGGCCGAACATCCCGATAATGGCGTCGGGCACGCTCGGCGAGTACATGGCGCGGGCGGCGTCGGTCAGTTTCCCAGGCGGGCCTGGTTGTATGCGCCTTCATGGGCTTTAACGACCGCCTCGGCGGCGCCCTGGCAGGACTTCACGAATGCAACGATGTTGTCGTCGTTGTATTCGTCGTCGAAGCCCCAACCGACTACCAGGTCCTTGATTTGCTGGGTTTGCTGCTCGGTGTCCACGGCGACCACTTCCGACCAGGACGGTTTATCGCCAAGTGCGGTGCGTGCCTTGTCCCGCTTCTCGTTCCATTCATCGAACAAAGCGGCAAGCTCGGCGCGATCCCGGTACTTGAAGGTGAACTCAACCTTCTCAGGCGCGCTGCCGACAATTGGAATCAGCACTGGCGCAGTGAAAGTGGCGTTCTGCGCGATACGGATCTTGGCCATCGGTTACACCACCGCAGTCAGGTAGCGAGTCGGCTCGGCCTGTAGCGCAAGGTTGACGGTGCGCGTCAGCAGGTTGTTACGAGACACCGCCGGCTGTTTGGAGAACGACGTGTAGGCGCCGTACAGCAGCGTGTCATTGCCCGGCAGGTTCAAACGTGCGGCCTCGACCTGCTTGCCCGCATCGGCCTTCATCAACACCTTGTTGAAGTCTTGAATCGGATCGTCGGCAAGGGTCAGTACCATGCTGGCAGCCGACTTATCGGTGGGAATCTGCTTGCCCTGGTCGTCTTCGAGGAAAACCACGTCGAGGTAGTTCTGCTCGCCACCGGAGAAGGCCACATCGGAGATTTGCGGGATCTGAACCCAGGTCAGCACCTTGCGCATGGTCCCGGCACCACCACCGACAGGGAAGGCCTGGGTGTCGGTAGTGTCGATACTTTCCAGGGTGATTGCAGTAGCAGTCGCCGCCTTCACGCGCACGACCTTGCTATCCAGCTTGCTCCAGCCAGAAGTGAGCAGGACGATGTCGCCCGCAGCCAGGGTGCCGCCGACAACGGTGGCCACGGCCTCAGCGGCGTTGGTGATGGTGGCAAACGCCAGAGCAGCTGCATAGGTTGCAGCGTGCTGGAAGGTGCCGCCATTCGGGATTTTGTAGCCCATGGGTATTTCCTCTTTGCAGATATGAAAAAACCCGCTCAATGGCGGGCTCGTGGGTTTGCCCAATGGGCGGGATCAGTTCGTGTCGGCTCGGTACAGGAACGAGACCGGGACGGTATAGGTGGAATCGCCGGTAATACCGGGGCCCTGGTCGACCGGCGACATCGTCACCACGGTGGCCGGGCCCTTGGTGTCCCTGGCGTACAGCGGGAACAGATCTGTCAGTTCAACTGCTATCGGGTTCGTCTTGGTCTTGCCGGTGCCCGCCGGCGCGATGATGCTCACTTGGAACACACCGGTGAACAGCCGGTGATCACCGCCAAGCGTGTTGCTCGCGGTGTCGCCCGGGATCGTGAAGGCTCGCAGGTAGGTCTCGCCCGCCGCCGGCGTGTAGGCCGTGTTCTCGAAGACGATCTTCAGCTTCTCCGACCTGGCAGCGCTCCAAGCGATGAGCTTGGCCTCGTAGATCGAAGCGATGATTGCGTGACTCATACCTGGTTGTTCCTTATGGCCTCCACCACGATCTGCTGAAAGCGAGCCACGGTTACCCGGACCATGCCGCCAGGGGCCTGGGTCGAATGGCCGAACTCCAGCGGGATCGCATAGGGCAAGTTGTTGATGATGTAGGCCATCTGGCCGGCGGTGAAGTCGCTCATTGCAGCGACGAGCGCGGCAGTGGTTTCGGCGCCGCTGGGGTCTACCTCGTCAAATGTGACGTTTTCGACCACGCCGAGCGAGATGTGCCAGTTCGCCCGGAACCGGCCGCCGACATAGCCCCCTGGGGCGATGACATCCATGCCGTCGTGCAACTTGCGGCCCTTCTTGAGCCTGCCACCTTTCGTGAGGTTGGCCGGATCGCTGCGCAGCGCGCTGTTGTGGTCGTCGACGGCCTTGTTGTACTGGGTCGCTACGGCGTTCTGTGCCCAGATCTCCGGGTTACCCACGGGAGATATGCGAATCAGGCTGCTGCCGACTTCGATGATGATTTCGCGCACACTGGCGTCAATGGCTTCGCTGGTCTGGGCGGCGAACTCGGCCAGGCTCAGGGCGAAGCTGCCGGATTGTCCGGCGCCTGCCCGACTCACGACCGTACCTGCAGTTCATACAGGATCGGAGTGCCAGCAGGGTTGACCTCCTTCAGCGGAGGGACGATTGACCAGGTGCGGCCCTGGGCGATCACCTTGTCGAGCAGGCCGGGCACCCAGGCCAAGCCGTTCGCGGCAATCTTGAGCTTCTTGTCGCCCTGCCGGATGAGGCTGTTGTTTTGAAATTCGAGGCCGGTGAAGTCAAGGAGGATGCCCTGGGCGATCTGCTCGACGGTTGCTCCTGGTACTTCGCCGCCCTGCTCTGGGTCGTACTCTCCCTGCTCTGTCTTGCTGATGGTCACAGGTTGGCCGAACTCTGTGATCATCTCCAGAGCCATCACGGCCATTTCGTCGTAGAAGTCCATGGCGGCTCCAGTTTCGGCTAAAGTTGCCGCGTTATGGTTGATATCAAACAAGGATGAAGCGATGAGTGAAGAGGCATACAAGTGGTCAGCCGATATGTTTTTACGGGCCTTTATCAATGGATGGGTCGTGGACGGAAGGGCTGGCGGACTAATAACAGGCCGATCTCACGCAGATGGGCATATTGTCATGCTCCAGCCAGACGTCGAGCTGGGCGAATACGTGATTCTTGGGTTAATTGAAGGCGGCGAATATGTCCTTTGTCCAGAAGCGAGCGACGCCCACTACCAAAGGATTGAGGAGATCAATCTAGACAATGCAAAGTGCCCCCCGCGCGAAGGTAGAGCGCCGTCAAGAATCATCCACACATCTGCGGAACCGCATGACAAGTTTTTGATAATCCAAAAGGGGCAGTGGATTGTAAACATCAACTCCACGAACAGGCATTTTGACGAGTTAGACCGCATGAACGCCGAGTACAACCACTTCAGCGGCCGTGTTCTCGATGACGACGAAATCGACTTCCTGAAGAAGATCAAATTCGATTAATGCGTTACGCCCTGACCGCAAACAGACCTCGCCTCTGTAGGTAGTCGGCAAACTGCGTAGCGCTCGGCCGATCGGGCGCCGCTGGCAGTAGCCGATTGCTGGTGTTTGGGATCGCCGCGTACTGCCGCGTCACCGCACCTTCGACACGATCCAGCAGAACCGCGCCCTTGCGCTTCTCCACCGGGTCGATATCGTCCTGATGGATTTCGGCGGCCAGGGCCATCTGCCCGTACTGGATCCTCGCCGGAAGGTAGTTGTTCGGCTTGATCTCTTGATCCAGCAGCACCTCCCGCCGCGGCCAGGCCAGGCCCTGCTCGCTGCTGGTCTTGCGGCCCTTCCAGGTCATGCCATCCATAGCCAAAGCGGCCCGGCGCAGCAACGCTTCCTGCGCTGGAGCACCCTCAGGAATGACCGTGCCGAACTTCACGGCATACATGGCCAGGTCCGCGGCGCTCGCGTAGCTTTCGGCGTCGGGAAGCCCCTGCCCGTCCTCGATGATGAGTGTCATGCGTCAACTCGCTGGAATGGTTTGAAGATTGGCCGCCGGATCACCGACAGCCAGCATTATCAGGCCTTGGGCAGATCAGCGACGAGCTTTTCCAAGGATTCTTTCGACGCGTTGGCCCGGTACGGCACCTTCGATTCGTCGAGTTTGGCTTTCAGGTCGGCGATTTCCTTCGCGTCCGGGTCGTCCAAGCGAGCCTTGGCGGCTTGCTGGAGCAGGTCATCCACCTGATGCTGCAGAGTCTTGGCCTTTTCAGCTTCACCATCACGCTCGCGGATGAGGCTTTCTACGCCGGCGTTCACCGCCTCGAACACCTGAAACAGTCGGTCAGCGATAGGGCCAAGTTCGCCTTCGGGGCGCACCAGCTCTTGATCAGCGAATGACTCGACGATCAGGCCGACATACTCAAGCTCGGCGCGGAAGGCGTCGATATCGACACTGGAATTACTGCCACCGATCAGCAGCACCGTCGGCAGCTCCTTGACCGTCACGTCAGGCACATCGTCAGCAGCATCTTCACGGCTTTCGGTGATGCTCGCGTCGATGATGCGCAAGCCATTCGCCTTGGCCAGCGCCTTCACGTCTTCCTGGTACTGATGAAACGGGCCGGGCAGATACCAGATGTTCTTGTTGCTCATGATCGTTTCCTCGCCAAGCCGGGCACTGGGCCCGACTCAGCAGTCGGGGTTACTTGGAGGCATCACCGATCAGAGCCACACCGGCGGTGTGCTTGATGCTGGTGGCGGTCTTGTCCCAGTTGGTGCCGGTCGCCAGTTCTGCGTCGGTAGGCGACTTGCCGCCGGTGGTGGTGTCCCAGGTGTAGCCTTTCAGGCCCAGGCCGAAGGTGTAGTCGGTCTGGAGGGTAGTTTCGATACGCTCCTTGCCGTTGACGGTCTGGACGTTGCTGATGATGTCGCGGCCGTCGTGAACGAGCGCAGCACCTTGCACCAGGGACAGGATGATTTCCTTGTTCGGGGTGCCGGTCTGCATCAGCGCCGGGGCATCCGTCACAACGGAGATCTTGCCGAGAATGTCCACCACGCGGACGTTGCCGGCCTGGAACAGCTGCTGCTGGTTAGCCAGGTTCTGGCCGACCAACTTGTGGTAGCTGGTGCCCTGCATCACCTGGGTTACCAGGTTCTGGCTTGCGTCGCCGAACTTCGCGTGGGCGTTGTTCAGGCCGGCGTAGGTGATGCCAGCGGTAGCCGACACATCGTTGACGGCAGCAGCCTGGGCAGTGATAGCGGCGACCAGGGCGGCGATCGCGGTGTTCAGTTGGTCCTTCAGCAGGATTTCAGCGAACGCGCGGCTGGCGACTTCGATGCCTTGCGCGGTTGGACGTTCCAGCCAAGTCATCTGCGATGGCTCGTAGCGGATCGGACCGAAGCCACCGGCAACTTTCACCGAAGTGTTCTTCAGCTCGGTCAGGTCGGTGGCAGCAACCGCGGCGTTCGCACTGTAGCGATCCACGCGGCGCTGGGCAGCGGCCAAGGTCTGGAAGAACGACTCTTGGAGGAAGTCGCCAGTGAAACCGTCCGGAGACAGCACGATTGCACCACGGCTTGCGGCGTTGAAAGCGGCGAGATACTGGTCCAGCGTCTCGAGAGTCGCCGGCATGATGTATTCGTTGAAAACCTGCATTTGCGACAGGGACATGAGTTATTTCCTTACGATTGAGGGATATCTGGGAACCGGCTTGCGATAGCAGCCGTGCGTTCCTCTTTGGTGCCGCCGATTTTTCCTTTTGCGGCCCCGCCGCCACCTCCAGCACCAGCAGCCCCGCCGCCAGATGCCTTGCTACCCGCGATCAACGGCGCGAAGGCCGTGTCGTTTGCGAATTCTGCTTTCAGCTCGTCCAGCGTTGCAGCAGAGAGCTTGCCCTGCTGGTCGAGGACGACCACAACAGGCTTCCCGTCGCGCTGCTCGACGCTCAGACGGCGTTCGATGTGCGGCAACAGGGCTTTGGCGCTGCCTGGGATTGCCAGAGCGGACGCGATGTCAGTAGCGGTACGGCCGACGGTCAGATCCCGGATCTGAGTACTCAGCGTCCCACGCTCCTGTTCCAGCATGCCGTTCAGCTCAGCTTCGCGGCGGTTGTACTTTTCGGACCATGACTTTTCGAGCTCTTCGACGTTGCCGGACTTGCGAGCGGCTTCTTCACGCTCGGTGCGGGCCAGCTCTTCCGCCTCGCGTGCTTTCTTTTCGGCCAATTTCTTCTCGCCGAGCAGTTCATCAACCTTGGCCTTCAGGCCGGATACATCTTCTTGCTGCGGCAAACCTTCAATGCCGAGCACGAACTTGCCGCCCTTCTCGGTGTAAAGAGCGCGCACGGCTTCATCTACCCCTTCCAGGGTATCCAGTTGGAATTTCAGCATTGGTTGTCTCCCAGAGACGTAGGTGCAGGCCCTGCCCGCGGACACAAAAAAACCCCGCTAGTGCGGGGTTCTGGATTCAATTTTTTTACTAAATTTTTAGGTTTGAGATTCGGTCGAATTTCGACAAAGCCTCATTCAGAGACAATGCACTTCGCTCGACGAAATAAAGCTGAACCCCTACGGCACCGTCCCCGCCATAAACCACGACGTAGCCATACTTTTCTGCCAGTTTCTGTGAAATAGACGGGTAATTGGTGATACCTGCTGCAAACGGTAGTGGGTAAACGCTCAATAATTGTCCGCAATGAGACACGCGGGCCTTAACACCGAGCACCGCTTTAACTGAATCTGTAAAAAGGCCAGACCAAGCCTTCCCCACCTCTGCGCGAAGAGGCAATGACTCCTCATCGGAGAACCAGCGATCCTCGATGAAGCAATATGCCCGCAGGGTGATCTTGAGCTGCTCTGCTGTGACTTCAGGCTTTCCAGTTTGCATTAGACAGATTCCTTGAATTGGAGCGTCCTTGATAACTCGCAAACCAGCCAATAATCAACTCCACCTACCGAATACCCGCCCGCGCGAACGCCAGAGGCTCAAGAGCCTTCATCTGCACAAGGGTCAGAGGTGAAAAGTTGCGATCGAGCTGCAGCTCGGAGAATCGTTCGATGCTCAGGCCGCCTTCGCGAAAAAGCTTGGCGCGGACCGGGCCGATGGCCTTGTCCTGAAACGCTGCCGGCTGTTGCTTGAGCCAGTCGTAGTAGCTGAGGTCCGCCCTTACCTGCTGGGCGCCACCATCACCGATGGAGGCCCGCGTGGCGTCCTTGGCGAACAAAGCGCTGAAGCGCGTCACCGCCACCACCGTCGAGCGGCAGTTGATGTGGATCGGCGGCCGGGGGCCCTCCGTCAGCTTGAACCGGCGCTTATCGAGCGTGCGGCACTGGCTGGTAGTCTTCGAATCCAGGGTGCTGACCCATTCCACCGACTGCACGACATCGCTGTTTTCCTTCAGCGTCTCCATGCGCGCTTGGGTGGCTACGTGCTGCACTGCCGTCCGCACAATGGCGCCGGCGTTGCGGTTGATCGTGGCCAGGATGCCGTCGTTGTACTGAAGCGCCTTGGTGCCACGGATGTTCTTGATGATCTGGAAGTTCGTCTGGCCCTCGAAGAAGCCCTGCCTGATCGCGCCTATGAGGCGTTGCCGCTCGATGGCGGTGAAGCCATCAATGAACGACTTGAGAAGCTTGCCGCCGTCGGCCCCGCGCACGCAGAGCGGATTGGTGAGGATCGCCGCCCGGATCGCAGCAGCACCCGGCACCGCCGCATCGAAGGTGACGCCCACCGGCGCCGCCCGGGTCAAACTGGTCGCTTCAAACTCGGCCTCGTAGTTGGCGATGTCCACCAGGTCGAGGTTCAGCTTCTCGCTGTAACGGTCGAAGATGCCCAGCAACAGGCTGTCGACCTCGCTCAAAAGGCGCTCCAGCCGCGCGACGGTGTAGTCCGTCAGATCGGCACGGGTCAGCCGCTCACGGATCGAGCGGTCAATCTCCTTGAGGAAAGGCCCAAACTTAGCGACTTCCCCCGACTTCAGTTGCTCCAGGAAGACAGCATGCCGGATGGTGGCATCAAGGATTGCTTGGTTTGCCGCCATTTAGGTTTGCCTCGTCGTCATCCAGGTCAGGTCCGGGGTTCTCCGTTTCAAGTTCGTCACGGATCTGCTCGTCAGTCTTCTCCGGGTCAATCACCCCGCGGTCGCGCAGGTACTGCCAGAAGTCACCCGCTGGCAGCTTGCCGCCCTGCACCGCATTGAACAGCGCGGCCAGGATCGTTGCGTCCAGGGTGATTTGGCTGAAGTCTTGGTTGAGCTTGTAGATCGCTTCGCCCGGGGCGTTCACGAACTCAGCCATCCAGGCCAGGCACTGGCTGTATGCCTCGCTGACGTTGCTCACCACCAGGGAGAGAACACTGTGTTCGGCGGCGCTATCGTTGTCTGCCTGGGTTGCGGTCTTCACCGCGCTACCACGCTCGATCAGCCGGGCGCCGAGCGAAACCATGTCCAGCTTCTTGGCGTCCATGGCCTCTTTTACAAGCGTGTTCGGCTCAGGCTGGGCAAACCCGCATGACCCGTTGACCGGAAGCGTCAGCGGCGCCCTGGAGCCGACATAGATGCCGTTGGCTTCAAGGTGGTCGCGCCAAGCCTCATCAAGGCCCGAAATCCAGAACTGCGGCTGGCCTGAAAACCACACCGAATCCTCGTAATCCGCGCTGTTGCAGTAGTGACCAATGTTCAGCACGGCCATGTCGTACAGCGGAGAGTCGTCGATGCTGGTGTCATTGTTCTCGCTGCCGAGAAACTGAAAGGGAATCACGCGCCATGGCTGCCCAGCGCCATTGAGCGGGGTGAATGGTGGGATGACCATCGCCGTTTCGCTTGAGCCTTCCTGCCACAGCTCCTGGGTATATACGCCGGTCACATCCAGGCGCAACACGCGGTACTGCACGACCTTTTCGCTTCCAAAGCCGTCATCAGTGTCGATGTCTGCCTCTTCGCGCAACACGACCAGACTCAGCAGGTGCTGACCGCCAACCTTGCGTGTCTTCCAGTTCCGGATTGACTCGGCCGGGTAGCTCGCAACGTTCGCACGGGCGCGCCCGGCCTGCTCATCCGCCTTGCTCACCGTACCGGCCTGCACCGCGGCGTAATCCACCAGCAGGCCGTGACGACCGACTTCGAGCAGATGCCCGATGACCGACTGCGACTGCTGGTAGACACTCACGCCCTGCCCGTCGACATCCTTGGCCACATAATCGAGCGCACCAGGAACAGTGAGCGTAGGCCAGGTACGGAACACGGCCCCCACCAGGCTGTGCTTCGTGCGGCCTGTGGCGTTGTAGAACACTGCGCGCTGCTTGTACGACTTGTATCGCTCGACGTTCTCAGGACTGGTGTCGTGGTGATTGGGCTTGGGCAAATACACATCGCCGCGCCCCTTTACCGTTTCGGAGCCCTTGCACACGTCGCGCACCAGCCGCCAACGGGACTGTGCCGCGTCGTACTCCGGGCGGGTGTATGTGACGTCTGCCATTAGCGTGCGAATCCCATTTTGATTGATTTGACCGGCTTCCTGGCACTCTTGGCCACGGCGAAGTACCGGAATCCGTCGGAGCCGTGAGAGGTCCAGTCGTGAAGAGGCTTGTCCTTCCAGCAGCCGCGCTTGTCGTCCCACTCCTTGCGGTAGTTCTCAAGGCAGGACACGCCCTGTTCGCACTTCGAGTCGTCGAAAGCGCACTTGGGCAAGATCTCCCGAACCTGCTCGATGCCGTCATTGACGCCGAGCTTTGGAACGACCTGGAACGTCATGCAGTATTTTTGGCCGTCGATGTCGTAGCCCTCTCGGGCCAGTTCCCGGCGCGTCTTGGCATCGCTGCCAAACTCCCGGTTGTCGATGTCGTGCGGCCCCCAGTGCTCGGAGTAGGTGTAACCCTTGTCCTTGAGGACCTTCATGTAGTGCCGCAGGCCTTCGCCGCTGTTCTCGTAGTAATCGATGACGTGAAACTCTTCACCGACCTGGCGCACGAACCAGATGGCCGTGGAGTCGCCGACGCCGATGTCCCAGAAGGTCATCACCGGCAAGTGGCTGTTATTCGGAATTACACCTATGCGCTGCTGGGCATAGAGCCTGGTCATCTGCTGGGCGTAATAGGCGCCCTCGACCGACTGCTGGAAGGCTTCGACGGGGATCGACGGGTATTCCCGCTTCATGTCGTCGCCGAGCGTCTTCTCCTTGGCCGCGTACCAGGCGCGCTGGCCTGGGTTCGTGTCAATGCCGTGCTTCGCGAACAGCTCGTTGAAGTAGTCGGTCAGCCGCTGCGGGATGACCGCGTCAGTCGGGTCAAGCCAGTAGGCCTTGTTCTTCCACCAGGAGAAGAAGAAAAACTTCCAATCCAGCAGCCCCAAGGGCACGCCGGCCAATTGCTGGCGTTCTGCGCTCTGCGAGTAATCGAAGAAGTAGCCCGCCCGGCCCTCCGCCGTCGATTCAATCGTGACGAAGCAATTGGTGGCGACAGCCTCGAAGGCGCCGGTGACGATCTCTCTGGCCTTGTGGGGAAACTTGGCACAGATCTTCCCGAACTCGGATACGTGCAGATACCGTAGAGTCCCACCCCGGAAGGACGTGGACACGTAGAGCGATCCGCCCTTGCTGAAGACAAGCTCACCAGCAGCATCGTTAGAAGCAGGGTTGGCGGCGCGTATCTCAGGAGGCAGGTTGTCATAGGCATATTTGACCTTCTCCCGGAACAGGCGCTTGGCGTCGTTGAGGGTGTGAGCGATCAGGGCACACTTGGCCGACTCGAACAGCGCCGCGTCCAGTTGGATGATGCAGCACTCGGTGGTGAAGCCAAGTTGCCGAGCCTTCAGGATGATGTTTCGGGTGTGCATCCCGTCGAAGTATTCGATCTGCTCGTCCGTCATCCGGAAGCGGACCTTCTTGCCCTGCTTGTCCGTGATGAAGTAGAGGTTGTTCAGTCGCCAGTATTTGTCCCGGAGCAGCTTCAAGTGCTCGGGCTTCATGTCAGGCTTCCTTCGATAGATCGTCCATCAGTTTCGAGAGTGCATCGGCATCGCTGTTACCAGACTTGGTGTCGAGGTCATAGGCCTGGCGCTCCAGGGAGACCAGGGTCTTCAGCGTCTCCGCCATTTCCTTCATTGTCTTGGAGCGGCCAGGCAGGCTGATGACCTTGCTGTACAAATCGTTGCGCTTGTCGAAGCCGTTGTCGTCCGGGTCGCGCATCAGCTCGCCAAGTTGGTCAAATAGCTCGCGGTTATCTGTCAGGCCTTCCAGTTCGTCCAGCAGCTTGTTGGTGAGCCGCCGGCCGCGAGAGATGTCGCCCCGGTGAGCCATGCGCACATTGGCGATGACCTCGGCGTTAACCTCGATGATCTCTCTTTCGGTATCCGCCTGTTTGGTGGATACCTCAGTGGATACCGTGCGTTTGGATACCAGCGAATCGGCCTTCGCTTGGATCTTCGCCTTAAGGTCACGCTCCCAGCCATCCCGCTTGGCGCGCTTGTTGATGGCTCCGTGGGTGATGCCTTGGGTTGATGCGATCTCGCGGATGGAAAGCAGCCCGGCCCGGTAGGCACGCTCAATTGCCTCCCAGTCGGGTTGCTTGGTTGTCATAGGTTTTAAAAGTCCTAACAACGATGATTGAAATGCTGGCCAACTGCCCCAATTAAAGCCCTTTCTTCTACCCCCCTCTTCGCAGACGAGCATCCCATGGCACGAATAGACTTCACGAAGCCGACGAAACTAGAATTAGGCATCAGGGTGAACTTCAAGTGCGTTTATCCAGGCTGTGACAGGGTCACGAATGGCCCAACTGCTGCTGGTGACCGAGTTATAAGTATTGGCATAGCCGCCCATGACGCAGCGGCTTCCCCGGGTGGACCTCGCAGCGACCCCGCACTAACACCGGAACAAATCCGGGCATACGAAAATGGCGCCTGGTTATGCGCTACTGATGCCACTCTGGTAGACCGGGATACGCGATCGTTTCCACGAGGAATTCTTTCTGGCTGGCAATCAGCGGCTGAAAATCGTGCTAGTCGAGCGATGTACGTACCTCCGATCAGCACCCACGCAAGCACCCAAGAAGTGTGCTCCAAGCTTTCCGCTTTTTTGACAGCCGCTCGAAAGATTAGATTTACGCTCTATTCGATAGGAAAGGAAAACACAACTTTCAATCGAGATAGCATTCGAGAAACTTGGACGTTTTTCGATAATTGCTCTGGTCCTCGCTGGAAACCAACACACCCTCTGCACTCACTCCATCCACATACGGTTGCGATTCAAAATGAAGCTATAGGTTGTTTGAAGGCAATTTATGATGAAGTGACCAATCGGGATCGTTGGGAACTTGACGAATACGGGCACCAGTACCAAATGAAACTATTGGTTAGCGCATTCCGGCCAACCTTGACCGAAGCGCAGCAAATAGGCATCGATAAAATTTACAGCTGCTATGAGCGTTACCTAAGACATATTGACGAGTTGAAGATCTACGAAAAGGGTGAAGGACACAATATCTATTCAACATTTTGACCAGTTGAGCCACCCGCTACCTTGAGCGGCGGCGCCGCTCGAAACCACCCGGCGCTTTGTCGGAGCGCAGGCAGTGCTCGCAGTTCAGTGTCCGGCACAGCCAGGCTTTAACCGGCTGCCAGTACGTAACCATGAAGATGTGGCGGGCGCCGGCCAGGGCCAGGGACAAATGAAGCGTCAGTCCAGCACTGCTCGGACCGAAGAAGATGTTCTGGCTGCGCGCCATAACGACGAAACCGCTGATAGCGATGGCCGAGTAGATCAGCTTCCCGAGAATGCCGTCCCTCACCTTCCCGCTCAGTACGCACCAGGCTGCCCACAGCGCGATAAGTCCGCAGGCAATGGAGTTGATCAGTTCAAGATTCATGGATTGCCTCCCCCGAACCGCTGGCGGATAAGCGCCCAGAGGTCAGCGGATTTGATGGCTCGATTAATGGCCGCCAGGAGCGAACCGCCGAAAGCACCCAGCAGGAAGCCAATGCCGGCGACGATCTTCGGCTCTGTCACACCCAGGTAGGTACTGACCATGCTCGTGAGGTAGATCGAGCAGGCCATGCCGGTGATGAGGAAGATCATCCCGGCACGCCAGTCGTTCAAGTCGTCCTTGTGCCACCAACTGGCGATCACAGCTCCAACAAGGCCCGCGATAAGCAATTCGAACCTGTCGATCTTGTCGAGCAGGCGCTGTAGATACTCCATGCGCTCGACTCCCTGGGCATGATCAAAAAGGCTTTTGCCGGTCTGGGCGAAGCCCTAAGATAAAAATCACTAGATAGAAGACCCGGCACATGGCCGGGTCAGTGGCTACAGATAGCCTTTATGCAACCAGGTCCCAGGTGATGGCCAGAGATCCAGTAGCGGTAATACCTGGGATCCAGGAGCCAGCGGTCACCCAAAGCCCCATACCAGCAGGTACGAAAAGTGGAGCCGGAAGGAGAACTTGGGAATGGCTGTTCGCAACAGCCGGGCCATTGCCATTGAAAATCATGCGAGTACTGGCGTCACCGGTAATGCTAGGCGCTGTCTCCGAGGCGTACAGATTGACGTACCCGCTGGTTGGGTCGATGGAGGCTGTCTGGATGGTCAGACCGTTCACGTTTTCGGCTGGCGAGACGATCTGAACAACACCCTTCGGAAACAGATTGCCGAAGTGTTTACCAACTTTTACTGCGTTCATATTTTTCACCTTTGAATTGAATGATTGTTCGCGGAGAATTCCGCTTTCATGTCGCTCAAAGGCGATTGCTCGAGGCTCGCGGCCTTCAAATGATTCAACGTCCCGCATCGGGAACATTTGATCTGGAGCTCTGTAAACCCACCCGTACGGGCGAGAAGTCTTTTGCAGTTACCGCATCTGAATTCTTTCAACATCTGCAAATTCCTTTTGCTGAATCGCCCTTTCCGTGGGCAACAAAAAACCCCGCTCTAGGCGGGGCTTTTTTTGGACCATTACGACAGCCTCAATTGGTGATGCTGACGGCAATGAACATCAATGATGGTCAAATTTACTGGATCCGAACCAACCGATAAGCGCACCTAACACCGTCCAGAAGATATCGGCAAAGAAAAGAGCCTTCTGCGAAGGCGCCTTGATTGACTCTTCAAAAAGCCGCTCAGGCATGCTCGATGCAAATAAAGCGTTGTAGCCATGCGGAAAAAAGGCCCATAGGGCTAACAAAACCAGCAAAGCTACTATCCACTTTCCGTCACTGGCGTAGCTGCGCTTGTAGCCTGCCAACAATGCATAGGTTAAAACGCCCGCGACTACCATTGTCATCGGAAACTGCGCACCAAGCGCGCTCATCTGGTCAGCAATACCACTAAGACTCATAAAGCTTTCTATTCCAAAATGCTAAAAAGAGAGAGCTAATACTGTTTTGTGGAAATAAAAAAGCCCGGCAGAAACCGGACTTTCTTTAGCTCTGTGCGTTTCGCGTTACTTGTGCACTATGGGAAAAGTACGCGCAAAACCCCGTCATGTCAATATTATTATGCCGCATCTTGATCTTTTTCCGCGTGGATCACCTGCCATAGTGGTTGTTGAGCCTGAATATCCACTTCCTCGATCATTTTTTTCAGGGACTCCCACAGGTCGAGCCAGTCACGCGTCCAGTTCTTCGGGTCGATGGTCACGCCGAAGAACGTGTTCATCTCGGCAGCTACCCGCGCCGGCCCCCACTCCGCCGATCCGGCGACCTCTCCCTTATACGATTGCAGGGCCAGGGTCACCAGGTACTGAGCTTTCACGCGCTTGGCCGAAGTCAGGTCAGGCAGCGCCGCTTTGGCGGTGATCAGCAGCACCGCGTTCAACAGGTGCCTCATGTTCATCGCCGGGTGGTACAGGTAGTGCCCGAACTGCTGCACCTGAAAAGGGAGGGTGTCGATGGCCCGCAGCACCTTGCCGATCGTGGCCAGGTGCGCCGCGCGCGCCGTTGATCGGCCTGCGGGGGTGCCGCGCGTCTCGCTGATGCTGATCTTCTGGCGCACAACCTGAATGCGCTCCTCCTTGTCATCCCCCAGCGCAGCGAACACCGCTTCGGCGCGGCGCATGCGCTGGCCCTTCTTGATCGGTGCCGACTGCGCTTTGTCGATGGCCACAGCGCTGATCGACGCGTTCGATTCGTGCTGAGCCTCAGTCCATACCTGCCTTGCGTTGATCAATTTCATGCTGCGAGCCCCTTCTTAAGTTCTTTGGTCTTTGCCCGGTATTCGGCGGTGATGGCTTTCAATTGCTCTACTGTTTCTTTGCGTGGCGTGTGGTCGGCTTCCATCGCCTCGACAGCCTCCAGGCCGATTCGGGCGATAAGGCCGGTGCGGAAACCCTGGGAAACCGTCTCGCCTTTGCGGGCGAACTTGGACGACCCTGCGTTACAGCTCTTGCACTGGAGCCAGATATTGCTGGGCACCAGCCTTAACTCTGGCCGGGCGCCCTTACCGAGGAAGTGGCCTGCATCGAAAGCACCGCCGGTCTTCCAACCCTGGGCGCTGAGGATTGATTCCTGCGACTCGCCGCAACTGATGCAGCCGCTACCAATGTTCAACTCGTAGGTGCGCCGGTAGTCGCGCACGGCCTTCTCTGCGTCCTTCATGTGGTCCGCCCGGGTCTTCAGCGCCTCTTTGCGCACCTTGATCTCGCGGCGACCGACATCAGCCAGGGCCTTCTTGGCGCTCGCCTGCCCTTTCTCGGACTTACCGTGTGCGATGGCACACTCGATAGCCCCGCAAACCGATTGCCCAGCGCGGGCCGGCGTGAACATCACCCGGCACACTGGGCAGCGCTTGCGGCGTGCGCCACCGGACTTAAGCGGGGTTTTGCGCTGTAATGGGGTGCGCTTCATCCGTAGCTCCCGATTTGGTCAGCAGCGTTCAATGCCGCCTCTTCCGATTCAAAGTGGGCAGACAGGACCAGGCGCCAGCAGGCGTTGAACACGTCGCGATAAAGCGGCTCGAAGGCCGTGTCATCCATGGAGGCCCAGCTAATTGACTTGGCCTCCTTGCGCACGCCGTCGGGAGTTCGCACCAGGTGGAAGTGACCGGCCTCGATCGTCACCCATTCACGGAATGCCTCGCGGGACTTGTCCACCGCCGGAAAGCGCTCGGCCCTGGCCAACTCCAGACCGGCGATGTACGCATCAACTGCATGCGACAACTGCCCAGGCTTTCCGCTCTGCGCCTCGAAGAACTTGGCCAGACCACGGATACCACGCATCTCCTGGCGAGGAACCAAGCCGCCAACCGGCTCCCAGTACTCCCACGCCAGATCCAGCATCGAGAAGAACTTGCCGTGGAACTTGGCGTTGCGCATTTTTGTGAACTTGCCGTGGACCACCTGGCCCAGCTTCCATTTTTGGGTTAGTTCGCGGTCGGCCTCGGTCGCCGGCACAAGGCCTTGGACGGTGCGGATAAGGGCGAGCTCAGCCATTGACATGCCCTCCCCTGTCCATGGCGCCGTCGATGGCTGCCAAAATCCCTGCCCGCTTCGGGAACAAAGGCGATACTTGGCCCGTCTCGTCGCACATGTGGCGTGTGCGGGCGTCGTTCAGGATGAATTCATGGGAGACAGCCAACACCTGACGCAGCACCTCGTTCTCGGCCAGCAGCTCCAGCGCCGCCTCCCCCAGGGTCTTCTCACCCAAGAACTCATCCAGAGCCTCGGTGTTGCGTTTCCAACCTGCGCAGTCAGCCCGGAATGACGCGGCCTCGGCCCAGAGCAGTTTCTGAAGTTTTTGTTTGTCGATGGTCATGTCCGTTGCTCCGCAATCTTCTTTCCGAACTTGGCCATCAGCTGAGCGCGGGCGGCAGCACCGGTGGTTGGGATACCCTGAATGCCCAGCAGTCTTGCTTGGCGCTGGCTCGCAAACTCCTCGGCAAGTTCCAATTCGGTTTTCTGGCTGTCATGGCCGATGCCGATGGCGATTTCTTCCAGCGGCTGCCCCTCCATCAACATGCGAATGGTGATGTCGTAGGCCCGGTCGAAGACCTCGCAGGCCTTCTCCGGGATCAGGTCGCCCAGGTTATGCATTTCGCATTGCAACGCGGCGTGACGTACGGCCGAGTGAGACCAAGTGCGGTCACCAAATCGACTTGGGTGCGCATTCACCAGAGCTTCGCGAAACGCTTTGTCGTGCGGAGGAATCCCGAGCATCTCCGGCGTGGGCAGGCACAGCTTGATGAACTTGCCGACACTCGGCGCGAAGTCGGTGCCCAACGAACGGCAGCGCTCAATCCCGAAACGGATCTGCTCCAGGGTGTTGATCTCGGCGACGATGAACGCTTTGATCCAGCTGCGCTTGGCAGCGGCCAGAGCTGTATCGGTTGGCCAAGCTTGCTTCCATGCGGGGAAGATGGCCTGGAGCTCTTTGAACAGCGCGTTGACGACATCGGCCGTGCCCGGCGGCAAGGTTTTTGGAATGACTGGTAGCGCTGGCGGCTGGTAGCCGGCCATGGCGGCGCGCACGTCTTTGTCGGCACCAGCGACTTTCATCAGTTGAGCGGCGCTTCGTGGTGGCTTTGGCTTGTCGCTCATAGCGCGCCACCCAAGTCATCGGCCCAACTCAGATCGTCGAAGTCAGGGCCGTTTGCCTGTCGCTGAGGGAATTGCCTGACGTTCGACGCCGCTGCGCGATTCCTGTCGTTGAGCACCCACTTGACCAGCATCTGCACCCACTCGGCCTGAGTATTCACCTGTCCACGCGGCTCGTAGTGAGCAGTGAATGCGCGTCGTGCTTCTTCGGTGAAAAGGTCTAGCGCAATGCCTGAGTGCACCGAGTAGGTTTTCAGCAGCTTGTCGTCGGGGTTCCAGTCGAGGGTCATTTCGCTGGGCATGCGAGGGTCAACCGGCTCACGTGCAGAGAGAGGTTCTTTATTCTTCTCTTTCTCTTCTTTAGCTAACGCACTTTTAACGCTGGCAGCGTTACCTTTAGCGTTACCTGACTTGTGGCTGGCAACCCTGCGAGCCGTCAAAGCCCGGTTTTTAGCGGTCTTCCCGTTGTGACGGTCGAAATGAGGAAGGCTGATAACACCCTCACCCTCAACCATCCAGTCAACCAATTTCATGTAGTCACAGAAATCGTTAACGCCAACGAGACGATCAAGCAACTTTTTAGTAACGCTCGGGGCGTTACCATTTTCTGTCTGCTGATCGAACCAGCCCCAAACGCGCATAAGCTTTCCCACCACCGCATCGGGGTCGATACCGGCCCATTCTGCGATTTGGCAAACCTCTGGCTTGTCCAGGGTGCACAGTTCAAATTTGATCCAGTCACCGGCCATTACTTCGCTCCTTTGCCGACAAGGCCGGCCAATTCAAGAAAGCGATCCACGTACCAGTGAGGCTGGGTTTCGCGGGGGCATTGAGGGCTGGTGAGGTTTTTGCCGTAGGCTAGGCCCTTCTCGGTCACAGACCAGAAGTCCACCATTTCCTGCTTGGAGTTTTTGCGCTGGAGGACCTTGAGGAAGCCGTGGGCCTCCAGTGCGAGATTGAAGCCGCGCGCTGTGCTGGCAATGCCGTGATCTTTGATCAGGGCTGTGATTGCCTTGGTTGGCATCGAAGACCCGCCAGCAGCGTCTGGAGCGGCGTCGACGGCGTAGCCTGGGAGGAATTTCGCATCCAGACCGTTGTTGGCGGCGATCTTGGCCAGCATCAGCATCTTGCTGGACGGTGCGGGCTTCAGCAGGCGGTCAAAGCACTCCAGAATGGCCAGCTCGCCGACGATCTTGGAGTTGTTCGGGCCTTGAGTGGAAAAGGTGCCGGTCTTGCGGATGCTCGGCAGTACCTGGCCCACCACCCACTCTTCGAATTTCTCGGCGGCCGGCAGCTTCGACTTCATCACCAGTCGGTACAGGTCGCGCTCCGGGATAATGGTCATGAAACCACCACCCTGTTTCGGGGTAGTGGTCGCAGCCCTGCAGTGACGGGACACGGCGTTCTCAGGCTTGGAGTAACCCAGGGCATCGGCAACATCGCGGGCAACGAACCAAGGATCTCCAGCCTTGTCGGTGATGACCCGGATCGCGGCGCCGTCAAAGTCGAACGGAATCACCGAGTAATTCCGCGCCACGTTTTCAGATTGCGGAAAACGTGGCGCGAGATTTGTAGGGGTATTGATATGTGACTGGGTTTGCATATAATCGGCCTCACAAAGTGTTATCGAATCAGCCACCCTCGTCCGGTGGCTTTTTTGTGCCTGGAGTTTTCGGGGGCTTCTTTTACTAGTGCAGGCACCGAGCCCCCAAATCGCGGCATAAAAACCCGCGCACACCAAAAAAATTTCAAGCGATGGATTTCAGACTTGGCCGTGCGTCCTTGATCAACTGCTCAGCCTTTCGCCCCAACTCCCCCGCTTTCGCCTCAACCTGGCGGCACTGTTTAACGAACGCCGGCAAGTGCGGCAGGTCCTGCTCGCACATCACCTGGTCGTCAAACACCTCGCTGCCCGTGTCGATCACATCACCGAGGGCACGGATCAGCGCGCCGAAACTCTTGTTGGCGCATTGATCGCTGGTCATCTGGCGGGCGCCAGTCAAGCCGTGGCGGCTCGCCAGTTCGTTCAAGCAGTGGTCGCGGAATTCAGGCTCAAGAGCGTTCACCCACGACTCTTCCAGCCAGGACGGCATTTCCTGATCGCCGGACAGCCAGCGCTGAACACGTTTGAGCCAGCGCCCGGTCGCCTTCACAAAGTCGGACACGTCGTTCTGCAAGGTAAGCGCGGCGAAGTCCGGCACCTCTTTGGCGATAGCCTTCTCCGGGCACGACAGATGCAGCTCGCGGCTCAACGCCTGGGCGAAGTCGTCCTGGCTCAAGCTGGTGCGTGCGATCTGGTTTGCAGCGTGGGCGACCAGCACCTGATCACGGGTTTGTACGGTGTGTCTGGAACTGGACGTTTGCATGGGGATTGCTCTCTTCTAATCTGGCTTCAATGGAGCGGCGAGCAGGGATGTCAGGCGGCGCCGCGTAGGACTTTGTGCGCCAGGTCGAGAAGATCCGGTCGCAAACCTGCGATGGTGATCTCTCCACCTGATGCGTCCTGAAGGCGCTCTGCCAGGTCGGCCGAGGCTTTTCGGTGACCGCCTGCCAGCTGCCACAGGTGCCCTACCGTCGTCTTGGCAGCGGCAGCCACTGACTGGCGCCGTTCGTTTGAAGCGCTGGCGAGCCAGTCACGCAGATGGTCATTCATGGGATCTCTCCTTAAACATAGGAGAAATTTAGCTTATGGCTAATATCGTAGCAAGGAATATTTAGCTGTGAGCACATTTAGCATTGAGCTAAACGCTGGCATTCTTGCCCGCATGGATATTTATGCGATTCGTAAACAGCAACTGATCAGCCTCATAGGAAACCAGCGAAAAGGCGCGTGCGCCGAGCGCTGGGGAATGGCGCCTGCACACCTGAGTCAGATTTTGTCGGACAAGACGGCGAAGAATTTGGGAGACGACGTAGCGCGGAGAATCGAGGCGATCGAGGGGCTGCCCAGAGGTTGGTTTGACTCCGTATCGCCAGGTGAGTCGATAACTCCAGCTGACGAGCTGACTTCCAGCGATCACGCACGCGAGACATCCGCACAGACAGCGGCGGACCAGATAAAGCAGATGCTTTCGAAGGTCAAAGGGTTATCGAACACCGCTCGTGACAGGATTATTGCGGCCGCTGACGAGTCGAGTAACGTCATAACCGTCGACTTCTCTCGCCCCGGCCAGGTTGGTGACGAGGTGTGGATTGCGCACTACGACGTGCGCGCGGCTATGGGCGGCGGACAGATCCCGCACGAATACCCGGAAATGCTCCAGGATATACGGGTCAGCCCCAAGCATCTGCGCGACCTGGGCGTCACCTTCAAAGAACACTTCCACCTCAAGATGATCACCGGATGGGGTCAGTCGATGGCCCCGACGATCAAGGATCGCGACCCCCTGCTCGTGGATATCACGATCCGGGAGTTCACCGGCGACGGCATCTACCTCTTTTCCCACGACGAAATGCTGTACGTGAAGCGCCTGCAGAAGAAAGGTAAGGACCGCTTCAAGATGATCTCGGACAACAAGCACCACGACCCAGAGGACATCCGTGTGGATGACACACATATCCTGGCCCGGGTGCTCTACGTGTGGAACGGACAACCGGTATAACACCATGGCTCTGACCAAACCCAACCAGCAGCTGCGCCGCGACCTCAAGGCGATCGCTTTTAACCTTGAGCAGTCCTGTATCGACCTGAGCAAGCTCGCAGAAAAGCTCAGCGATGCCGACGCCATAGCCATGATGGGACTGGTGGGTACGCTCTGTGAGGAGGCCGATAGGCTGGTGGGGTATGCGGATGAGGTCAGGGATCAGCGCATCACCAGGACGAAACCGGAATAGTCGTTTTCTTTTAATGTATGCGAGCGCAGCTCATTGCGGACGCCAAAGGAATGCAGATGCGGAGCATTGCGTGAATGGCAAAGCCTTCAAAAATACCCTATGAAGAAGCAATAGCTGGCCTTGAAGTAGAAAAGCATTGGGATGCCGGTGACTCCATTGAGTGGGTTCAAACATCAGTCAAGCATTGGCCTTCAAGCTTCAAATTCCGAACCGCGCTTCTAGTCGGTAATGTGCGACCAGAGGGCCTATTCCTGCAGCTCGATTACAAACCAAGCCTAATCCAGGATGTGCCGGACAAGCTTTACATGACCCTGCTTGTCAATAATGCTCGAGTGTTCGGGATAGATGAGAACGGGTCGGCGAATCATGTGAACAAGGTCGGTATCGGTAGGGAGTTTTTCATGCAGAAGATTTCCCATCCGCATGTACATTTACCAGTTCCAGATGCATCATACGGGTACATCGAGCCCCTAGAAGCGCAGCCCGTCTCAAGCTTGTGGCAGGTATTCCTAAGTCGTGCCAATATCATCGGCGCACCACCAATAAATCTGCCGACGGAAAACGATGAGCCACAAATGAGGTTGATATGAACTGCACACATATTACCGAGGCTTTCGGTCTAGCGTGTACGCATATCAATAGCGGCCTCGTTTACCTAGAAAGCCCAATTTCCCTATCCTTTGACGGCACCCTGATCGGTGCGTACGTTCAGGATATTGGGCAAGGTCGGGTTCGAATCACCGACAACGCCGATACCTTGTTCCACGCAATGACTATGGGTGTGAGCCCAAATGCAAACAAAGCTGCGAAACTGGCCAGCATCGCCGCAGACTGTCACATAGCATTATCCGAAAGCGGCGAGTTGCATGCGTCGTGTGCTGAGAAGGATGTGCCGTACTACATGGCTCGGTTTATTGAAGCCGCCAGCCAGATCAGCCAAGCTTGCGATGCTTGGCGACCCGCGCCCATATCTAAATTCGAGAAGATTGTCTCCAAGGCCCTTCGTGCTGGATTTCCGAAGCGCGTAAAAAGGGACTATGAGGTTCAGGGTGCGAGCGGTCATAACCTAAAGTTCCAGTTCGCGCTTGATGTCGAGTCCGGGAATCCACAGATCATCCAGACCGTCAGCGCTCAGGATGACAAGCCGCACTGGCTATCCGTCTACAGCACCCTGGGGAAAATGGTTGACCTTAAGAATGCGGCGCCACAAGCACGGCGCTTGGTAATTCTGGAGTCGGCTAACCCTCAGGATGTGGGCAAGGCGGCGTCTGCACTGGCAGAAAGCGCAAGCGTGCTGGTTTTCAAGACCGCGTCTCAGCTAATCGAAGACATAAGGTCGCTTGCAGCGTGAAGCTAAAAGCCCGGACCAGCGCCGGGCTTCTTGTATCTGCCCTTTCCGATCTGAATCCGTAGCCCGCCATAGAGCGGGCTTTTTCATGTCTGTCAGAAAGGTGCTGCCTCTTCTTCCTGCTCAAATTCAACCTCTCCCCTGCCCGCCACTTCGACTTCTTGCTGCTCCCACCTAACTGTCACGCTGCCGTCGTCATTGAGCGTCAACTCAAGCTCGTCGGTTTCGGCGATCACGCCCAGAACCTCTTCCCACTCCCGATCCCCGTCTGTGTCCAGGCGATGGATCGTCACCCAGCGCTGAGCCTGTGCCACCGGGTGGTTAATCATGGATGAGACGCGCAGCCCCAGCCGCTCCATGCCGCTCATTTCCTGTCGTGCTGCCGATGCCACCTGCTTCTTCGCCATAAAATTCCCTCCCAATTAAATGCTGTATATCCATACAGTTAATTAAAAAATCATAGCTCACTGCTAATGGGCGCGTAAAGCGTTTGTGGACCTCAGCCATCGGCTCGGCGAAACCTGGCGAATCGCGATAATTTCGCCCATCGCTAAATATTTAGCTTGGAGCTATTGACGATATTTTAGCTTGGGGCTAAATTAACTCCACCGCAGCGGCACCCAGCCACTGCGAAGGGCATCCGCCCACCGCTCTTTGGTTTTACCCCTTGTCGGATCACCACCGGCCCAGATTCAAAGGCAGCGATGAACCGGCCTAAACGGTTCAGAGGGTTGGCAACTGACCCGGGCGTGCAGCGTAAAGCGCCAAGAACAGTTATCCAGCGGGAGAACAAGCCGAAAGGCCCGCGGCTGGAGAGACATTTGATTCAAGCCGGTGACCGACGCCAGTAGCGGGTCACGGCGGAAAGCATCACTGAGCAGCCTTCTCGCGAGGGCTGCTTGGGATGACAACCGAACAGCGGAGCAATCTGAAATGACCACAATTATCAAAGACGACTTCACAAGCGGGGCGCAGGTGAGCATGGAGATGGACAAGGACGCGGGTGAGTTGTTTGTTTTTCATTGCCCTGCCGGCCAGGGCTGCAAAGTTAGCAAATGGCCGCTGGACAGCTACCACATGCCCATTGCGATGGCGCATTACGCGGAATGCTGCGAGATGGAGACCGCGTGACGGACCTTTTCACTGATGCACCTGGTGACGGGTGCAGCGGGAAAACAACCGGAGAGACGGAAATGCCAACGAAGCGCGGCAGCGAAATTGAAATAGGTGACGTGATCTATCTCGGCCTGGGCGATCGCACTGGACGAGTTGTTGATTTCAAGGCTCACCCACGGCTTGCCAAGATGCATCCAGGCTTAACGGCCAGAGTCGCAGTGACTGACCAAGGCTCAATCACGATCATCGACCAGCAGCCGGTCAGCATCCCCATATGAAGCTTTCACTGGCAGGCCTTCGCAAGAGGGCCTGACGGGAAATCAGACGGAGAACCACGATGACGCGCAATGAGCATGAAGAAGTCGAAAGCTACGCACTGGCAGCGATGATCGGGCTTGTCTCGGCCGGTGCGTTGCCAGCAGAACTCATCCCCAGCAAAGCCTTCGATATCGCGGAAGCGTTCCAGCAAGAAAAGCTGAAGCGCATTGGCGAAAAGCCCCCATACGACGGCTGAACAACCAGCGCCACGACAGCCTGTCGTTAACTGCCCGATCACCTCGAAAGAGGCTGCATCGGAATGTCGGCGGGTCATGAAAAAAGCTGAGCTGGATTGGCGAGCAATGCGATACACCCGGACGCAGCCAATCGTCACAGTCAGGACCGACATTCCAATGCAGCTTCGATAGGTGGCCGCTGCCTTCCCAGTGAGCGAACGATAGGAGTGACCGCCATGAAGTAGATCAACGATTCACCCGCGTGGCGTAGCAAGCCTGAAGGCTTCGCCCATCATCCTGACAGGCAGCGGACAGCAGGGCCGACGATGTCACCGCGCATCAGCCGAAAGGTAGGCCCAACCAACGCGAAGACGAACACCGCAGGCGAGTCCGAGGGCATAGCTGGCCAGACTCGACACATCCCGGGCAGTGCCGGGCGCCTGCACCCTTCCCCTCCTCTATTACGTCAGCACTCCTCCCCCGCGCCCATCGGCAACCAGCGGGAGGCATGAGTGTTGACGAATACAGGTGAACAACCCGCCAAACTGGAGGCGATCATGATCCAAAGTCACCAAGCTCACTGCGATGTAGCACTTGCAATGAACCAGCGCCGCAATATGTCCTTGGCCCTTTGTCTTGGGCTGGTCGGCTCCAGCGCCCCGAAGAAATCGCCGCTTTTTCGAGTCATCCCGGCCGGGAATGAGTTCTTCCACGTCGTTGATTCCGCCACCGGCAAGGTGAAAGGTTTTCGCCGCAACCACAACGAAGCTTGCGCCCTTGCCCGCTCCCTGGAGTCTCGTCATGCAAACAAGCTACGCGGATAGCGCCCAGGCCCGCGAATCCGACAGGCGCTGGGACTTGCCCAACTTCGGGAAGACTCAGCATATCGATCTGTTCCACGAGTACACGGCAGATCACCTGGCAGAGCGTGAGGCGCGTCGCCTCAAAGAGCGCGCCAGCCTAAAGCTGCGTATCAGCGTTGCTATGGGGCAGATGGAACTGATCTGCCCGCCAGTAAGGGGTGCTGAATGAACATCGCCCAGCGAGACCACCAGATAGCCGTGGGCTGGATAGAGGCCGAGATAGAAAACCTGATCCGGGATCTGGGTAAGGAAAATGCCAGCGCCGCGGCGCGGTCATGCATAACCCTGGCTTTTATGCTGAGAGCCATCGACGAAGCTGAGCACCGTCATTACCAGGCGCAAATTGACCAGATCTACGCCAAACACAACGCCTCTACCGTTTCCGCCGCATAACTCTGCTGACCCACACCACTTTCAATGCTGCGCCAAGCGCGGCGAGGGATCGTCATGTCCAAAAATGCCAACAAAGCACTCGCACAAGAATCGCTCGAAACATCTGAGGCTCAAGAAGTGCATAAATCTGTAGCGCCTGCTGTTTCGATCACCGACATCGTCGAATATCAGCCGCATGAAGAGCAGATCGTTCGCCTGGAGACCACCTACGCGAAGCTGGTCGTTGATTGCTCGACGAGCGAAGGTTTGGCAAATGCCAAAGAGGTTCGCGTTGACATCCGCGACGTGCGCTATGCCCTGGCGAACACCACCAAGACAGCACTGGTGCCATACCAGCAGAAGGTGAAAGAAGCGCAGGCCCGAGTTAATCAGGTCAAGGATTTTGGCGAGGCGTTGAAGGCTCGAGTTTTGGTCCTGGAAGAGCCAGTTGATGAAGCCATCAAAGCCGAAGAAAAGCGTATCGCCGATGCGAAGGCCGAGAAGGAGCGCCTTGAACAAGAGCGCATCGAAGCCATCCGGGCAAAAATCAACCGCTTCATCGCTGTCGCTGCCGCCTATGCAAGCCGAAGCGCAGCCGACGTTTCTAACATCCTGCAGGGCGTCAAGGAAGCGGTGATCCTGCCCGAGGAGTATGGCGAGTTTGAAGCTGAAGCCACCATCGCTCGCGACAACGCGATTGATCAGCTGGAAGTGCTGCACAAGTCTGCCCTGGAGCGCGAAGCGGCCGCCGAAAAGCTACTGGCCCAGCAAAAGGAGCTTGATGAGCTGCGCGAGAAGCAGCGAATCGCCGACGCCGAGGCTGAAGAGCTGCGCAAACAACGCGCAGAAGAAGACCGCAAGCGCTTGAAGCAGCAACAGGATGAGTTGGACCAGCAGCGCCGTGACATGGAGGCTCAGCAACGTCAGCAGCGTGAGCAGCAGGAAGAGCAACAACGCCAGCAGCGCGAGCGCGAGGCACAGTATCAGCGCGACCAGGAAGAGCTGGCACGGCTGCGCGCCCAGGCTGCCGCGCCTGCTCCAGTAGCGGCTGTCGCTGCCGCTCCAATCGAAAAGGAAGTTGAAACTGCGCCTGTTGCAGTAGTCGCCGCCTCCATGGCTTCCATCGACGTAGACCCGACTACACCCCCCGCTGAAGAAATTGTCGAAGTGGTCGCCCTGGGCTTCGACGTTGACATCGACACCGCTCGCACTTGGCTGCGTGCCCTCAGCTTCTAACCACCCTTTCCATCTGACGGCCAGCAAAACCCATGCTGGCTACGGAGAGCGCTATGACCGACACAGACACCCAAGCCCAAACCGGCCTCGCCGCTTATCACGACCCATCGCACAACGCTGCAGCACTCATCCTCGACCCAGGCACCATGAAGTCGATGAGCGATCTCGCGATGATGATGTCAAAGGGCGTTACAACAGTCCCTAAGCACCTCAAGGGCAACCAGGCTGACTGTATGGCGGTAGTACTACAAGCAATGCAATGGCAGATGAACCCATTCGCGGTGGCGCAGAAGACCTTTATCGTCAACGGTGGCGCATTGAGCTATGAGGCCCAGCTCGTAAACGCCGTTATCACCGCCAAGGCGCCGGTAAAGGGGCGCCTGAACTTTGAGTGGTTCGGATCCTGGGAGAACGTCATCGGGAAGATGCGCGAAGTCACCAGTAAGACCAAGAAGGACGAAGATACAGGCGAGCCCAAAAAGTATCGTGTCCCGGCCTGGAGCTTTGACGACGAAAAAGGCCTCGGGATCAAGGTCTGGGCAACCTTCAAAGGCGAAGACGAACCGCGCACTCTTGAGCTGTTGCTAACCCAGGTTCGCACACGCAACTCTACGCTCTGGGCGGAAGACCCTAAGCAGCAAATCGCATACCTGGTCACCAAAAAATGGGCGCGACTCTTCTGCCCTGACGTGATCCTTGGTGTTTACACTCCTGACGAATTCGAGGATTCGTACGGCGGCGAAATCGACATCACCCCCGCCAAGCAGACTGCGAACACCGCTGCCGCGGCGGGAGTGTCGTTCGGGCCTAAATCACCATCGCCTGACATCGACGGAGTATTTGCGGACCTTCTGGTCGTCGCGAAGCGCCAGGACATCGAAGCCTACGCAGCAGCTTGGGCGGGCCTCAAGCCGAAGCAGCGAGCGGCAATCGGTCTTGAATGCCACGAAGCACTCAAGAGCATGGCGGCGACCGTTGATGCTGACTTCACCGACATGAGCGGCTCCAACGCAGACCAGCCCCATTCAGAGGAGGCCGCGTAGTGAGAACTGAGCTTCAGGGCACGGACAAGTGGCATGCAGACCGATCTGGTCGCGTGACAGCCAGCCGCTTTAAAGACGTGTTGGCCTGGGGAAAGCCTGACAAACATGGGAAGCGCGAGCCGATGGGCGCGCGCACCTCCTACATGCGCGAACTGTGCTTCGAGCGGCTGGCAAAGAAGTCCAAACACAACGTCAGCAGCGCCTCCCTGAAATGGGGACACGCCGAAGAACAAAAGGCCCAGGACGCCTACGAAATGCTGACCGGCAACATCGTCCTCCCCTCCGAATTCATCGTCCACCCCAAGTACGACTGGCTTGGCTGCTCTCCAGACGGCCTGATCAACGATGACGGCGGTACTG